AAGAAAAAGATATTAAAACAAGTTTCCGATGCAACTCGACTTTCCTAGCACCCATCACGTAGGCAGAGGATTGGCTGAACAAAATGTGTCAGCTCAGTATGGGGAAAATCTGTCTTCAGAAGTGTTTGAGATCATGAAGGAGGACAAAGATTCAGATGTGCCATGGGATTCTAACTGGACAATGGAAGAGGTTATGAGTGTGAAAGACAGAGTTGAAGGCTTCATGAGCAAGGATGTTTGCACTCTCAAAGAGCTGGTTCAACTTTCTGTTTATCTGGGTCGTTTTGGAAGAAAATTGGATCTAACAGCTAGCTCTGCCACAGATGGGACTTTCATACACACCTTAGGGTTGCTCAACCTAGCTCTGCACATTTTGATGGAAGGAGGTGTTGTTCATGTTCTGGAATCTTGTGATGGAAAGCTGAACCAGGTCACCAATGATGTTGACATCATTTATGAACTAAATGGGGAAAGAGTGGTAGCTGATTACAGTCAAAACAAGGAGAAACAAGAACATATGATTTATGTGTGGCCTGAGAACAGAATGCAAAAAAAGTATGCTGTGGTGAAGTCCCTTTACCCTTATGATGACTCTTCTCGGAAAGTGGTGTCTTACGTTAGTATGATTGATTACAAGCTCAATCTTCAAATTGAGATTTATGATAAAAGCCCTCGTGAGAAAGACTTTGATTATTCACAGCAGTTAATAGATTTTTCTCAAGGATTGTCCATGAAACAAGTTGAGGAGATACTCATAGCTGCGTCAGAGAAATCTAAAGCTTTTGCCATGGACAAACACGGTATGGTTCAGACACCCACTGAGTACAAGCAGATACAGAGCACATTTTCTAACCATTTGGATGTCAACAACAGTCTGGTTGCTAATCTTTATGAGAAGTGGCACAAGAAAGCTCGTGAGAGAGAGTCCTTCCCTAGGTACTATTCCAATAGCTTCTTCTATGACAACCTGCAATCAACCAAAACCAAGGATCCCTTTTTGTTTCCTAACATATCTAGACTGAGCTCTCCTAGCCCTGATCCCTTTCTGAGACTTCTGATGGTGTCAGAGCTTAATGCTGCCAAAGGTACAAGACCTAGTTCTCTTATCTCAGCTCTCATTAAGTGTTCTGATGGTCAAGAGTACACCTGTGACTCATATGAGGGATGGGACTCTGAGTTCTGGCAAGGAGCTACTTTCCAAAGATTGACTATCAAAGGAGAGTTGTCAAAATCTGTTAGAGTTAAGTTCCCTAAGTCTAAAACCTGGATGCACTACAAAACATTCGTGAAGTCTTCTTGTTACGAGACAAGCAAGCCATCAACTTACACAGACTGTGAGAAGGACCTCGAGAAATTGAAAGAAGATCTGCTGCTGCCGGGTCCGGGGAGTTTTCTCATAGATGAGCTCAAAAAGCTGAGTTCTGAAGTTTTGCCTGACTCTCAGATGGCATCTGCTACTAGATCTATCATGACTAAAGGACTGGACAGTCTGGAAAGAACCTCACTTCTTTCTTATGTCTCTTTGCTGCAAGAGTTGACGATGGCATTATTGGCCAATCCTAGAAAAAACAAGAGTCAGAAGACAAAAAATGGTTCTGTCACAGGGAAAGAGATTGTGTTGAGTTTAGAAACCATATCAGACAGGAATGCTGTGGTGATAAGCAACCTTGGAGCTTTAAGATTTGGCAATCTCAGAGATGTCAATTTCCAAGTTATAGGAGACTTCGTAGGCAGTGATCGATGGTGCAAATCCACTAATGAAGGGTTCTCCAGGGTCTTAACCTTTTCTCATGCACAGCTTGATTGGTATTCCACAGTTTTTGCCAAAGCTATATCCTGGATGTCCCTGTCAGCTGAAGTCTTGTTAACTAGTCGAGTAGGGTTGACACCATCTTCTATGTCCCAAAATCTAATAATGCCACTATTGTTGAGCACTCTTAACTCCAGTAAATTTTCACAAGCATCCGAGATGATTAGGTATCTATTTGTGAATGCAACAGGCTTATGCAGCTCTCCTCAGTCTTTGTTTGAAAAAATCAACTGGTATCGCCCCAAGAATCATATTGAGAAACTTTACATGTCTAGGATGTGCAAGCTGATCGATGGAATAAATCAACATAAGGCTAGGGGGACATTACCTAAACTTAGAGTGCGAGTTAAGGCTCTGGTCACAGAGGTGAATGGTAGTGATTTCTCTCAAGATCTGGAACAGTGGGAATTAGCCATGCCTGATGAGGAGGTTTGTTCATACAGTGATCAGCACATATACAACTCCTTTTACACATGTAGGAGCATGGTCATGCAGCGCTATAACAAAATAATGTCAGAGGCATCAGTCTTGGACAAGCAATTGGCAGCCAGAAGAACCTATCTGAGGGTAAAAGCCTTGTCGAACAAACATGAAGGCCGATTCAGAGATCCTATCAAATCCACTGATCAACTTTACAATCTACTCATGACAGATTTTGACTCATGGTCCCATTGTGAACCTTATTCTCCAGATCCTCTTAATGTTCTCAGGGGAGCTTTGTCATCAATACTGGCTGTGCACAAAGGAAAGGTCTCACATCAAACTTTGGTAGGTGAAGTTGTCCAGAGAAGTTTTGAGATGGGAACCGTGTGCTACAGCATGAAAATAAAGGACATTATGAACTCAAGAGGATCAGTGAAATTAGCTTATCCCTCAGGTGTTTCAGTGCTGTCTAGCAAACTGGACGAAAAAGGGCACAAGGTGACCAAAACACAGAATTCAAAGTGTTACAGGACAGTCTTGGAAATGTGTCAGCTAGTTTTAGACAATAAGGAAGTGCCTACCATGACTTCTGACGACTGGGATGCTCTGGAACCTTGCTTGGAGCCATTTGATGTTGATCTGGATCTCAAAAGGATATCCAACATGAATGATAGACTTTGGCCTCTGCTATACCATTGTGTTGCAGGTTTTGCTAAATGTGTCTCAAAAATGGTTCACAAGGATCAAATAGGGTCAAGAGAAATAGCTGTGCTCAACATAGCCTCCAGGATCATGTGCTATTATGTGGAATGTTGCGCTAGATTAATCAGAGCAAGAGAACACAATTTGGGATTGAAGACAAACTTGATAGAAATGCATGAAAAGATGGAAATAGTGTCAAAATCTCTCACAAACAGTTATGCTGAAAAAGCCTTGGGGAGACAGGTGATTTATGACAGTGCAGATTGCAGCAAGTGGGGACCATCCATGTTGTCTCATATACTGTACATATCTATAGGAGTGAGGATGGACAATACAAACCATTTGAAGATTCTGAGGAATTGTTTATCTCTCTTTGGTCACAAGGTTTTCAAGATACCTGATGCTTTCTTCAGCCAAATGTCTGATACAGATATGAAACTCAGTGACAGTAATATCATCAACAGGGTGAGGAAAGAGTTGTCTTCTATGTCAGAAGAGATGGGTAGTGTCAAACATCAGCTGTTGAAGCTAGAAGAGAGCATGCATCAAGGAATTTTAGGTGCAAGCAGCAGTGTACTAGGATCCGATGCTCAGAATTTAACCAAATATATACTGGAGCACCTCTACTCTGAAATAAGTTTAAAGGTAGTGTCCCATATCACTTCTGATGACTATTCTAGAATCTTGAGTTGGGATCAGAATGACTCCTTCGGTCAGTATAGGATATGTAAGGAAACTTTAGCAATACATTACACTTTAATGTTAACCTTTGGGATCAAAAGGAATCTAGAAAAGTCTGCATTTTCTGACAGATACCTAGAATTCAACTCAATATTTTTCAATCCCAATGGTGAACTCAGGCCTGATGTCAAGAGCAGAATGTCATTCTTGGATTATTCTCATCATTCTGATCCGTTTCCAATATCTTACCGGTCTGTAACACAAACTGCTGAGTTTCTAAGGTCTGAAGGGTCTTTTGTCGGCGCTTGCTGGGTTGGAACTCTCTGCAACTTCATGTCTTTGCTCCAAAATCAAGGGTTTAGACTTTACAACAAAGTGGGGTCTGACATATACAGGATACCTCTGGAACTGGGAGGGTTGGCAAGAGTGGATCCACTCAGAGCTGTAGCAAATTCTTCTCTTTTGCCTTTGAGAGCAAATTATTCATCCACAACTAAAGACTCTTTTAGACAGTTTATGTCAGTTTACACAGCTGGTCAATCCCTAGATCCCAATCCGACTAATGTCGATGACTCTGACAAAGTTGATGTTCCTAAAATAAGTCGATCAGGCACAATCAGACTATCAAAGCGACCATCTAGAAATGTGAGATCTCTAAGAGAATTTCTAATGTCAATTGAGCCTGACATATTTGCAGGGTTGAATCATTCAAGACACAGATCCAGTATGCTCCCTTCATTGATCGCTTGCTGTCATAGAGAAGAATCCAATTCAGACAGTAAAGGCAGTGCTGAGAACTTTATGGCCACACAAACTAGTAGAACCGCACTCTTGTACAAGGTTAACAGCAAACTAGTTGAGAGTTTGATGGATGAAGGGGAAGAAGGAGTGATAAGCAGAGATCGATTGCATGAGTTGGGTGTAAAATTTTTGTCTGTTCGCAATAGTTTGCAGTTTGAGGAAGATGAGTCAATCAGCAATCTGGAACCAGACAATTGGGAGACATCAATCAATCGATTTTATGAAACAGCAGTTCCTTCCAGGATATCAAGAGTCAGTCGTTTCATCATCAAACATGTTCATCGCAGTCAAATAGCTAACGAGCACTTTTGCAAAACAAAACTCAATGCTTATGATGAGATGTACAAACCGGTCTCTATGGGTGGAAAGAGTCAAGTGCATCCTTGGCTGTACATGGAAAGCAGAACCACATATAAAAATATGTTGTCCAAATTCTCGAGGAGGAAGCAAATATTCAAATATTCACTTAAAGCACACGATCACTCTGATGATTTTTTTGTGAAAATACTGAAAAGCAATTATATGTCAGGTTGTAGGCTATCTGTGTCTTATGAAACTTACTCACACATAAAATCTAAGGTGGATCCCATTTTGGCTCAGTCTATAGCATCAATGTCTGAATTCGAATTCACCAAAGGAGAGAATGAGGTTTCACTTCTAGACCCAATGTTTGCAATAATGTGGAAGCTGGGAATGGTTGGGAAGGTGGATTTAACAGACTTTATGAATTCCATGTTAGGTGAGTCAGGGCTATATGTTGAGGATATAGAATTGAGAGCCAAGGCATCTAAAACCCTTTTGGAATATCAAAACAAAACTCACAAGTTGTTTGTCATGAACCCTTCTAGCCTAGCCCTGGGGATACAAACGGTGGATTATGTGGTCAATCAGTCTACTAAACTTCTCATGAGGAATGTTACCAACATCATGCAAGAAACCATAGGCAGAGCTTTCATGTACTCTCAAGGTGGCAGCTGGATACATGATTACACTCTAATAAGAGAGGACCTTCAACTTGAGGAGTCCACCAAGACAGATATCTACAACAAGGTTGACTTATCAGACCAGGGGAAAGTTGTCGTGAAAGTGGAAAGTAGAAGAGGGATAGTGGGTGTCTTCCTTGGTGATGGCTGGTTGTTGCAAGTTTTGTCCCAAACAATGCTTGAGTACACCAGGGTAACCTTGATCACAGATGGTGAGCTGTCCACTGACAAACAGTTGCTGCAGAGCTTAGGGATAACAGGGGTAAACAATCAGGGTTTTAAAGATCTAGAAACATTCTATGTGGGATCAGGTTACAAAATAGAGGACCCAATGGATGTTGCTGCAATTCTTCCTGTTGATGCTGAAGATCTGGCTGATAATAAGTTAAATTTGGGTTTTGATTTGGGTTTAGATGATGTGAATGTTGGAGGACTTTTTGACATGTTTGAAGAGGAATATGAGGAAACCAAAGAAGAAGAGCCTACACCAGTGAGCACACAAGTGGCTGATGAAGAAGATCCTAACCAAGAAGAGTTTGAGCCTACAGAGTTCGGATCAGTGTACCCTTTAAGCGCTCAAGGAGTTAGTGAAATCAACCCAGACCTAGTTAAGATGGTGGCAGTGGGCAGAATCTCAGAAGAGTCAGACAAGGCTGTTAGGAAGAGCAATCATGTCAGGAGGTATCAGACCATGTACTATATAGATCTGCCTATAAAGCTGGACAAAACCAGTTTTAGGGATGATGATGATGATATTGGACTGGAGAATTTGTTCTTAGAGATAAGCAAGTTGAATTATGTTGACGCCATGTGGGGAAAACAATTTTTGATTGATGCCATCAACAGTTATGGACCAGTCATTGCATCGTTTAGAAGCAGGTCCGGGCGTAGGTATTGAGATGTTGCAAAGGGAATGTTTTAATCGATTTTCTTTAATTACC